TTCACCATTTTTCCACTCAAAGTCTCGAGAATTTTCAACATTAAAGTAAATACCCTTTCTACTTTCATCTTTAATATCGTTTGCCGATATTTTCCATCCACTATTTTCAGTTTGTTGAAAGAATCCATTTAATCCTTCTAATGCATTTTGTGCTGCGTTTTGTTTTTCTCTTTCTTCGGTTAACTCTTTTTGTACTCTAAATGATTCTTGTAATGCTTCAACTCTTGCTGTTAGAGATACTCGTTGTACTGCCTCATTGATTGAGTTTTGTACTGCGTTTTGTAAATCGATTGTAGTTGTTGATATTTGTCTGTTGGCGATTGTTGCTTGTTCATCTGCAATATTTGCTTTTAATTTTTCATTATCAACCTCAATTCTCAAACTTTCACTAACAATTTCTAATTCAGATACTTTAGCAGATAAATCATTGACTTGAGTATTTAATCGTTGAACTTCTAATGTTAAATCATTTACCGATTGTGTTACCACATTATAAACCGAACGAAGTACCGTATCTGGTCCTTCTGGTGGTCTATTTGGTATTAACTCGAATATAGTTGTATCAATAGATTTTTTTAATTCTGCAGTATCATAGTTTGGTCTTGTAAGTTTTCCACTAATAACACCATCACGAGTATCGGATTCCCTAAACAAACGTACACCAGCAGAGTTCTTTTCGGTAATAACCAAAGAACCACTTTTCAAAATATCACCTACAAAGGTTTCATTTTTTAGACCGGTGTTTTTCATACTAACTTACAATCTTAAAAGTATAGTCATCATCAAAATAGTGAGACACACCACTAACAACAACCTTAAACTCAATTTTATATACTCTATTTACTTCCCAATTACTAAGATTCAAATTAAAATAATTTCCATTAGAGTCACAACTTATTTTAGTGTAATCACTAAATGGAACAAGTACATCTTCACTATGATAATCTGATATTTGGTAATATGTTGTTTCTGGTAATGCGTTACTCAAGGTATATTGTGCTGTTGAACTAAATGTTTTAATTGGATATAATTCTCGACCCACCACTCTTATTCTTGGAGTTGTATTTACCTTGTATTCTTTTTTGAAATTTTTAATTCCAACCTTTAATTCTTCACTTGTTAATACTGAAAGAGAACCTGTTGAAAAGTTTGAATCATCCCAACCTACTCTAATTTTTGGTTGATGTATTGTATTTGTTTCTTTACTAAATAGTCTGATGATACCATAGTCATTTGTATCACCTTCTTTATCAAATGGTAATTTTAATATAATACCATCGTTTGGAATAACACCACCAACCCAATCATCCATTATGTCTTTTACATCCATATAGACATCGTTGGTCTTGTATTCAAAGTTTTGTGTTGAATAAACATTTGAATAAAAAGTACCACCCTTGCCTTCATACGAACCCGTTGAGTTTTCTTCAAATGTATTATTAGGTAACCACCTTAGAGTTGAATCACCTTCTCTATTATTCCATGTTACACCACTTGTAGTTATATCATCAAATCGAGTACCATTACCCATTTCCCAACTTTGTGAAATTGGATATGCTTCTAATGTAAACTCTAATGGTAGTTCTTCTGATTCGGTTTCTTTTAGAATAAGAGTTGCTTCAGACATTGTTACTTCTCCGTTAGCAATACTTTCCGATAAGGGAACTATATCGAATTTAAGGAGTGCTCTCGAAACATCCTTAACATTACCATAGTAAACTTTACTAACCTCTAATACCTCATCTAAACCACAATTTTGATTGGGTTGTTGTAAGTACACCGATGCATCTTTTGATGCTGTAAGGAAATAGTATGCCATTATCTTGCTCTCCCTTTAATATCCACGTCTGGAAATTTAACTTCAAAAACCGATGGGTCTAAAGATGGATATACAATCTTATCTTTAGTTGCTGCTTCTATATTATATGAGTTTGGTGAATATTGTCCACCACACTTATTTACAACTTTTAATTTTGGAACCGAACTAACTCCTTCTACATTTGCAATTACGAGTTCTAATTCCGAAATATTAATAGTATTATTAAAAGTCCAATCATCGATTTGAAAATAACTTTTTAGTTCCGAAATACAATCAGATAAGACTTCACTCTTATTATAATCTTTATAAGTTATGATTTCGAATTCAAGTCCAACATTGATAATAAAACCATCTAAAATATTAATCCCATCTGTTAGTATCTTATATTCGTTTAGATATGTTTTTAGATTTTCTTTTACTGCTCTATTAAGAGTTGTTAATCTTTTTGAATTATCATATCCAAGTAAATAAAGATTTACTGCGAATGGATTATTCTTTTCATTATTGTTAGAAGTCTTACCAACTAAGAATTGTCTAATTTCTTCTTGTATAGTTTCTCTATTTGGTTCTTCATCATCTGGTTTGTCTACAAATGATTGTACCAAATCAGTAAACTCATTTAATGCTTTTGGTGAAGCAAGAATTGATGATGGTGAATTATTATCTAAATTACCATCCGATGTTGCGAATGCCTTTGCGATTGAACCATACTTCACAGGCATTGATAATGTTCTAACCTGATAATCTTTAGCAGTAACTGCTCTATTTTGTGAACCAAAGTTTGCTAATGCGTTTTGTCTAATTTCTTCAATAGTTTCACCATCTCTACCACCACTTGCAGGAATTTCGTTATCAACTGCTATCGATGTTTTTGCACTATTATAAATAGACAACTGAATTGGTGTGAATAATTGTGTATCTTCTTCAAATTCGATTCCTGAAATATTTGTTAGTACTCCCTTTTTAACATTAGACCCCACACCACCACCAACTAAATACTTTACAGTAATTGTTGTGTTAGATGGAGATGTTCCATATGTTTTTGTTTTTAAGAAGTTAGTTGCGTCAAACGATTCTTCCAACTTAGAAATAGAATTAGGTAACCCCAAACCAACGTTCTTTAGAGTTGGTATTAGTGTTTCATCACTTGCTGATGGGTCACCTGAACCAAATTGTATAGTTGTTGTACTATCACCATTTACTTTTTTAACAAATCTCTTTGGTGTTTTTAATGTAGTTAACACATAAGGTACAGTTGATTTGAACTGATATAAGTCTGGGTCATTATTTTCAGTATTTGGGTAGTCAGTAAATACCATTTCTTGTCCAAGATAAGGAACTTCGTACCACTTGTTTCCATTTGAGTCTCTTACATCATAAATATCTATTACATTTGTATCTTGTATTTCAATAGTTCTAAATGGAGAATATGCTCCAAATGAAAATTCTGCTGTTTTAATTTCAGCGGATATTGCTTCTACCTTTTTCTTAACCAAATAAAATGTAACTTCGCCGGTTGAATTGTCAGTTGAATAGATAGTTATTTCTCTATCACTTGGGTCTGAAAAATCAACAACATCTTGGGTTATAAAATTGTTTTCATCCTCATCCCTAACTTGCATTCCCTCTTTTATTTTTAGTAAATAAGTTTCATCAAAAGTGTTATTAACACCAGTTCCAATTGAAGGAACCAATTGATAAACTGAAAGGGTTGTTACTGATGGGGATGTTACTTTTGGTTTGTATCCCAAATATTGTGAAAGTGAGATTACATTTTCAATATCTTCTGCATGAACCATCAATGATTCCTTTAAGGTATCATCAATATAATAAGAAAGTGAATCACCAATATAAGATGCCATTTCAATAAACATCATACCAGGTGATGACTCATTAAAGTCAGAATAAGTTTGTGGGAAATAAGTTTTAGCAAACTCAATTAGATTTCCTCTAAATTGAGCAAAATCTTTATTAAGGTATTTAATATCCTTACCCCTATTCTTAAAGTTTTTTGTTGATTTAGTTATTGCCATAATTATTACCCTTGTGTAGTGAATGTTACTTCATTCAAGTCTACCGAGTTTCCTACTCTAAATTTTATCGAAACATTTACTCTATTATTATCTCGTAGTTCATTTGTTTGTTCAATATCTATTTCATCTATATTAACAAATGGTAACCATTGAGAAATACTATCTTCTATTGTTGTCTGTATTCTACCTTCTAAGTCATCTACATTTTGTTCAAATAATAGTTCTTGAAGTCCACTTCCAAACTCGGGTTGCATAACTCGTTCCCCTCTTTTAGTAAGTAGAAGATTTTTAATATTTGATTTAATCTGTTCAAATGTTGTAAAGGTTTGCTCAAAAGCAGTTTTTCCAATCTGAATTGGTAGTGATATACCAATAGCATAATTACTATATTCTTTGGTATCTTTAACTATCTTTGAACCTAACTCTATTGCCATAATTTATTACATTCCTGGTCTAAAAGGACCTTTCTTTTTGTTGATTGCTTTCATCAAACCACTATAATCTCTATTCAGTGCTTTATCTAATCCAGCGTTTCCAGTCTGAACACCCAAACCTTGCTTTGGTGACATATCTCCGTAACCCATTTGTTGTGCTATATTTGATGCACCTAATGTATGTGTATCATTTGAAGTGAAAGACATAGTTTTATAATCTTCACCAGTTGATTGTCTTTGTTGTGCGTTAAAAGGTTGTGTTTGTGCCAACACCTCGTTTAATGCGGGATTGTTACTAAACTTTTTTTGTACTTGAATGGGTTCTTCTGAAACCGGTTCATCCATAAAGGTTGGTTGTTTTGGTTTTGAAATAACTTCTTTAAGTTGTTTGTTTTCTTTCAACAACTTTGCCATTTCTTTCTTAACACCTTCCTTTACCAATTTAGGAAGAAGTACTTTGATTTCTTCCTTTACTATAATCTGTATTGCTTTTACTAATTTGTCAGTATCCATTGTTAAAATGTTTTCCTTTCTATATAAATATTTGTTTTAGGTTTTTTCGTTTTTAATCACAATGTACTTGTTGTGCGATTAATTGTTTTCTAAAGTCTTTAATATATTGGTCTACATTAAATGCTTCAGAAGTATCATCTGGTAGAGATACATTTATTACATTTAGTAATGAGGTATCTCCATCTAATAAATCACTTACCCCAGATTCGGTGGGTGTATTTGTTAACAAATCACTTACCTCGTATTCAGTAGGTGTATTTGTCTGTCGATTAAGTTCACCAACTATATTCACATCAGGAATTTCAACTACCGGTGGTTCCAAACCATCTGCAGATGGAAAGTTAATATTTGGTATTGTTATAATTGGTGGTATAAGATATCCTGTCCAAACTATAACACCGGGTGCAGGAACTGGTGTTGGTGCCGATGGGTATAGTGATGTTGTTTGTATAATTCCACTTACTGAAAATAAATGAACTACTGCTGCGAGAACAAACATATTTACCATTATAATTTGTTTTGACGTGGGTTTTATTGGTGGATATAATGGCCACACACCAGGATTTGTTACTATATTTGAATTAACTTGAATGTTTTGAATTGAACCAGGTGCTGGTATAAGTGGTATTGGAAATGGTCTCATTTGTGCACCTGCCCAATATGCTTTTACACCATTACCAAATTCGTTTACTAAAGAGAATGGTGTACCAGGTGGAGTTGTTAATCCTTTTGATAGTGCTGCTCTAAAAAGATTTTTCATTATTTCCACATTACCAGTTTGTATTGATTCTAAATTAATAAAATCCTTTCCTCTTTTTACACACGCATCATATTCTTCTGCCCAAATAGTTGCAACTTGATTTATATCCAAATTTGGGTTATTAACTGGGTTTGTCTTTCTTAATATATTTGTTTTGAATAAAGACCAAGACATTTTTAATTAAATTAAATTGGTTGGATTAGGAATGTTTGGTAAATCCACATTAGGTACTTGAGGTAACTCCGGTAAATCTGGAATATCAGGAACCGATGGTACTTCAGGTATTGGTGGTAAGTTTGGTAGAGTAGGTGGTTTTGGTAACCCCTTTTTCTTTTTAGGATTTTCAGGTGGTTGTTCCACTTCTTGTTTTTTTCTTTTAGGAAAACTTGGTAAAGGTATTTTGGGTAACTTAGGTAACTTAGGTTTTTCTATTTTAGGTAATTTAGGTACTTCAGGTAATTCTGTTGGTACTGAACCTACTACATCTCCAACCTTTCCAGTCACATCAGAAACATCACCAACCACATTTTTAGCAGAACCAAGTGTGTCTTTTATTCCACCACCTAAATTTTTTATGTCCTTTATACTTGCCATTATTTTAGTTGTATCGTTTTACTTAGTGCGTTATTTAATTCTGTAATTAATTTATTTAACCTTGGACTGTTAGTTGGACCAACCGCGGTTGCTCCGGAAGGAGTTTGAAATATTTGTTGACCTACAATTTCCATAAATTCTCTTAGTATATCTAAAAGAACATTTCCTTTTAAGGCGTAATCTAATCCATCGCCTGTTCCTAAATTTAACTTACCGTTACCAGTATCAATATTAAGTGTTGTGTTTTTTGTATCAATAAATATGTGATTATCAGTTGTAATATTAATTCCCTGCGTTGCATCTAATGAAAGTTTCCCATCAGTTATCATACCTATATTTTTCTTACCAACAATTATCATATCTTCTGTTTTTGCTGAAAGAATAATTCTATCTGAATTTAATAATATTTGATTTCCTTTTAATTCGGATGGGTAATCATAGAATGATTCATATTTGTTGGTGGTTGGTAATGTATAATTTAATTTTTTTTCGCCACTACCCATTACAATAATACTTCCATCTGTATTAATATCCTCTTCGGTTGAACTTGATACTGTCTTTTTTAATGATTCTGAATTTTCTCCATTTCTTATTATGATTGTTGGTGAAAATTTATTTTCAGAATTATTATATCCACTAAATCTAATTGATTGACCAAATCTACTTTCTAATAATGTATCACCCTC